ATTATTAAAGGATACAACAACATTCCTGCTAGTGCGAACCCTGTATAGCGCCGCTCTGCGTTTCGCTTCAGGTCTTCGTCATCTATACGCTTACGCCTGTCGTCCAACTCAAGCAAAGCCCATTCATCTCTTTCAATGGCCCCGTTTCCGTTCTTATCGACTTTATCAAACTCAGTCATTCCAAACCCCTTGCGTAGTCTGTCGCAATCTTCTTATCTCTGGTTATTATGACAACTTTTCCGTTTTTGTCTAGGATAACCCACTTCCTCACCGCTGACTGTTTGCTAATAAAGCCGCGCCCCATATTAAACCACCTGTTCCAACCGCCAGTAACAGACCGATAAATACTACCGATATAAGCCAGAATACCTTGTCACGCTTCTCAGCCTCTTCTTCTAGAGCAAGTTTGTGTCTCTTCCGCGCCTGTGCGGTTTCATAGACAACCATGTCCCAAGTGCCGGGCTCTGCATGAAGTCTGCACATCGACCTTAATTCTGTTAAAGCTTTTTTGTGCGCCATCTTAGCTGAAGCGATGGCATACCCTTCTTCTTCCGAAGAAGTGAGGCGACCTAGTGGGCCTTTATGCCGTCCGCTTTCTGCTAGATGTATCTCGCTTTCAATCTTTGCCAATTGGCCGAACGCAGGCATGACACCGTTTATATCCTTGCCTGCCTTTATGGCGGCGCTTATGCTGCCAGCAACTTTTGTAACCATGCCTGCAAGAGCTAAAACCTCGATCATGTTAACGCTCCATTAAGCGGTCAATTTTTTCCTCAATACGGTCAAATTTAATCATAATTTGACTTAAAACTTGTGAGCTATCAGACTTGCTGACGTATTCTCTCGCAATCCCTTCACGTGTTTTGTTCAGAAGGATTCTAACGCGCCCTAGCTCGTCATGCTGCGTCTTGGCCCACCATACGATGAAACCAAAACCAGCCGTTAAACCAAAATTCCAGAGCGCGTCCATTTCCATATTTAAGAATCAGCAAACGTATTTGCCGCAGATATAGCTGCATCAATTGCAGTCATATCTTCGCTGCCCCAATCGTCTAGTGTCTTCATGTGTACTAGATAACTGTTACTACGAGCTACACGTTCTTTCTTTTCAGCTAAAGTCATGTCATTACAGAAATCATTGTTATCATCAATCACGTTAGTAATTACTGATACACTTCCCAGCATTGCTGCGTGGTCCTGTGCGATTTGTGCTGCTTCTCTTGCCATTGTAGTTATCCTTGTAATTGTGCAATATTAACATTGCCTGAAATTGATATTCTTTCTCCATCATTCTCATAGAATGGGAAGACCTGATGGAGCATCTGCGAGGGAAACATAACCATGTAACCTTCCGCTTCTTTCTCCATGTTATACGCAAAGGTAGATACCTTGCCTAACGTATTAACGTAGCTGAACGCAAAGTTAGATATGTGGTTATCTGCATTTGACTCAGCGCATATAGGAAGTTTCTTTTGCTCTGCATATGACGTAGGTATCTGCATCCATATAACAAAGCTAAAGACACCACTGTGATCGTGAGGTGGGTTGAACTCATGCTTCTTTTGGAAGTTAACCCAGAGGCTTTCAAGGTTAAACCCTTCGCCCTCCTTCATAACTGCCCTCCACGGTGCGCCATAGTTCTGTATGTGACTGTCCATGAACGAAGGTATTACCTCAGAGATAAACTTCTCAAGCAACGGGGAGCTAGAGTCCAACCTGATGGATGAGCTTATGTTACCCGCAAGCTCACCCTTCATGTTATCAGGATTTTTACGTGCCTTCTTGATAACCTTCCATATATTTTTTGTCACGTCCTCTGGTAGCTGGGCTTCAACTACACCTACGTTTGGAAAGTGGCGTGGTATAAGTTCCATGCTTAACCTTCCAACGTAGCTACACGAGCCGTTAAGGCTACGATTAATGCGTTCTGTTCTTGTATTGCTTTGACTAAGATAGGTATGAGTGCAGCTTCACCAACTTCTTGTGACCCATCTGACCTATCATCCCACAGTTTAAAGCCATCTTTAAGTTCTGGGTGATTATCTATTGCAGTCTTAACTTCCTGTGCAATAAAGCCGTGGTTAGTGTTAGAGTTTTTATAAACCTCAGTAGAGTCGGCCTCATAAGCACTAAATGTTTCTGGAAGTTCACCTAAAGTTTTGTACTTAAAAGTACGAGGCTGTAGAGCATTGATAAAAGACAGACCTGCTGTAGAGTCTACTATGTCTTTCTTGTAACGCACATCTGAAACAGTTGCCCAAGTTACGTTACCGTGTGCGGCTCTAATGTCACTAGAACTGTAACCAATAGTTGTGTATCCTGAATCTCCACCTAGACTAGACCCAAAGCAGTTTGCTTGGTTTGTACCAGCCGCATTGGTTCTTGCAAAATAACCGACTAGAGTATTGTCTGATCCAGTGGTTGTACGAGTTGAAGTACCAGAACCGAACCCCGCCCGACTTCCGAGCATGGTATTTTGTAATCCAGTTGTAACACTATAGGCTGCCCTAAATCCTAGTCCTGCATTATTTGCGTCAGTGTCAGAGCCTAGATTCGCTGTGTTAAGAGATTCGTAGCCTACTGCTGTATTAGCATTACCCTTAGTATTTGTACTTAAAGAAGCATAACCTACTGCTGTATTAGTACTACCCGTACCAATTGCATCACCTGCTAAAGCTCCGAGAAGGGTGTTCTCTACGCCCGTGGTGAGTAATACACCTGCTTCATAGCCCACAGCCGTATTGTAAGTATTTGTCGCTGTAGTAAAGTTTTGATTATGTAAAGCATTGTTTCCTATGGCGGTGCTTCTACTACCTAAAGTATCTGAAGTTAAAGCCCTTCTACCTACTGCAACATTGTTATCAGCGTCTGTTAATGCGTCACCTGCTTCAGCACCAATAAGGGTGTTGCTAACGCCTGTTGTTCCTGCAAACCCTGCTAGAAACCCAACAGCCGTATTAAGACTATCAGTCGCCGTAGTGAAGTTTTGAGTAAATAACGCACCGCCACCAATAGCAACAGCCCTACTACCTAATGTATCTGATGATAATGCAGATTTGCCTAGAGCTACATTTCTAGTTCCTAATGTTAAAGCATCTCCAGCTGTTGCACCAATGAGGGTGTTATCTATGCCCGTGGTGACTTCTCCACCTGCAAGATAGCCGACAGCCGTGTTGCCTGTAGTTGTAGCTGTAGTAAAGTTTTGAGCAGTTAAAGCAGATCGTCCTATAGCTACGCTGTACTGACCTAAAGTATCTGAAGATAAAGCTCCGTGTCCTATCGCAACATTTTCATCAGAGTCGGTCAGTGCGTCACCAGCAAGACCACCGATGAGTGTGTTCTGTACGCCCGTGGTGATTGATTCACCTGCACCGTGACCAACTGCTACATTGAAAGAATCTGTAGCTGTGGTAAAGTTTTGACTAGCAAGCGTAAAGTTTCCTACTGATACATTTTTATTTCCTTTTGTATCATCACTTTGTGAACGATAACCAATAGCAATGTTTTTATTTCCAACAGTTAGCGCATCGCCAGCTTCTCCACCTATAAGGGTGTTTTGTATGCCTGTTGTGACTGCTGTACCCGCATTATAACCAACTGCTGTATTAAGACTATTTGTAGCCGTTGTAAAGTTTTGTGCCCTAAGTGCATCATGTCCTATTGCTACAGACTGAGACCCTATTGTGTCTGTACTTAACGCTTGTGAGCCAAATGCAACGTTATTAGCACCTGTTGTAAGGGCTGTGCCTGAAAGCTCTCCCATTAAAACATTACCTACAGAAGTGGTAAGCGCACTACCTGAAAGGTATCCAACACAAGTTAAACCGCCTGTGGTCAAAGCGTCACCAGCTAGACCACCAATGATGGTGTTCTGTACGCCTGTGGTTACTGCTGCTCCTGCTTGATGCCCTACTGCTGTATTAAAAGTATCTGTCGCTGTCGTAAAGTTTTGTAAGTTTAATGCACCGTTACCAACCGCTACAGATTTATTACCTTTAGTATCTGTTGTTAATGCAGCTACCCCAACCGCAACAATTGAAGACCCAACCGTTAAAGCAGCTCCTGCGTTTCCACCAAAAATAGCGTTAAATGTTCCCGTGGTGACTGCTGCACCTGCGTTAAATCCAACTGCCACATTGTAAGTATCAGTAGCAGTCGTAAAGTTTTGCGTTTGTAATGAGCCATAGCCAACAGCAACCGACCTACTACCTAAAGTATCTGCACTTAAAGCAACAGTACCTATTGCTACATTAAAGTCAGAGTCAGTTAAAGCATCACCAGCTATACCACCAATGAGTGTGTTGCTTGTGCCTGTGGTGACTGATAATCCTGCATTATACCCAACTGCTGTGTTTTGACTGTTTGTAGCAGTCGCAAAGTCTTGACTAGCCAATGCCGCATGACCCAAAGCAGTTGAATGATGACCGTTTCTATCTGTAGTTAAGGCTTGCTCCCCAAAGGCTACATTATTACTTCCAGCTATTAAGTTAGCTCCTGCAAAACTTCCCGTTAAGACGTTGCGAATACCTGTTGTCATATCAAGACCCGCTTGATAGCCCACTGCTACGTTTCGTGAATTAGCGCCAGCATCTAATGTTTTTAATGCTTGATAACCAATAGCTGTATTGTGACCATGAGCATCTTCAGTCTTAAGTGCTTCAAATCCAATGGCTATATTACCATCCCCAGTAGTCAAAGCAGTACCAGCCTCATCGCCCAAGACCACGTTGTAGTTACCGCCAGAGGCTATTGAGTTACCTGCGTTAACGCCTGCTCTGAAGTTGGATGTACCTGCCGAAGCCGTGCTCAGTTCGCCATCAACCAATAAGTCCACCACGTTAAGCGTAGCAAAGGCGTCAACAATAGCCGCTCCAGACCCCGCCCCGTCAGAGTAAACTGACTTTGTTTGTCCTGCGGTAATAGTAACATTTGCCCCAGACCCTTGAGATATTATGATGTTCTGTGAACCAGAAGTGGCGTTTTGAATAAACCACATCTTACTGACCGTGTTTGGCCCTAACGTGATAGTACAAGCCGAATCCAAAGTTCCGGTGTACTTCAAGAACAACGCACGACCGGGATCTGTCGCCCCGTCTGCAATAGTAGTTGCGTGTGTGTCGGCGTTAGTTGTAATCGCCTCTGTTCCAAAAGCAAACGCTTCCGCAATTAATTCTAGATTAGTGTTGGTTGTATCGCCCCAAGTACCAGACTGTTCACCAGTGCCGATTTCTTCAAGGCGGAGATCATTTACATATGTACTAGCCATTTTAAATTCCTATGATGTTACCTGACTCCAAGAAGAAGCGGAGGGAGGTATTATTGGGTTATAACTCGGATTCTGGTTGGGAACAACATCGCTCCATACAAGAACCTGAATCGGTGTTACGCTTGCGGTAGCAAAAAGACCTGTGACATCCACATTGGCGTTACCGACGACAAGTGCGCCAACATCTCCAACTTGGCCTGTTCCAGCGACACCTGTAAGCGTTAAATTTGCTGTTCCTACTACTGTAGTAGCACCGGGTGAGCCTGTGGCTGCTATTCCCGTTACTGATATACTAGCTGTTCCTGTAACGGTAACTGCGCCAACTGATGCAGTAGAAGTTAAACCCGTCACAGGTTGTACGGCGGTTCCTACAACGGTAACTGCCCCTACAGAAGCAGTCGATCCGGGCAGAGCTACGTTGTTGCCCCAAGTGCTACCATTCCAACCTTGGCTAGAAGAGTTCCACCCTAAATAGGCAACAACCATATCAGTCATTAGGCTATCCTGATAATCGCGTTACTTGCATCGGCTGTGGGAAATACAACTGTAAATGTTCCGTTACTGGCTGTTTTATCCGCACCAAAGTCCAGAACAATTACAGAAGGATCACCAGATGCGGTGTCGTTAAATATTAGAGCGCCACGAGCCGTAAATGTTGCAGAACTATAGGAGGCATCAGCAAAATCTGTTAATGCGGTAGTTCCAGAAGCTGAAGGGTTCACGTTCGTTAAGGCCACACCCTTCGCAACATACGCGCTACCCGCAGTGTTGCTGATCTCATTAGTGCTAGTGTACGCAGTAGTTGCCGCAGTGAATGTTGCGCTGTTAGTGTACAGTGCCAACCTAAACGTGTTGCCCCCGCTCGCTAAAAAGTTGTGCTTGGCCTCAAGAAGCTCTTTCTTAAAGCTCGTACACATGAAGTTACCATTAAAGGCCATGTCACAATCTCCTTATAAGTGACGCAAGCTCTGGATGTCCTGCGTCGGTTAATGCGTTATATACAGTAGTTCTGTCGTTTTGCACAGCATCAGCTAGATAAAATTCTACCAGCTTAACTATGTCTTGTTTAAAAGCGTGGGCTTGCTGTTGAATTGCAGGATGAGCAGTCTCAGAAACCGAAACAATCTTATCTGCGCATCGTTGTGCAATTTCTTCAGGGGTAAAACCTCGTCCGTTAGAGGTATGAACCTCTACCTTGTAATCGTCTGGCAGGCCAATATTCATACTAGGTATCATGTTTTCTCCCTCATGATTAAACCAGTGCGGTAAGCGTCAGTAACTTCTTGTGATTCGCCAAAGTTCTTAACACGAGACATAGCCTCAGTGAATCTCTGAGTATAGTTCTGAATTAAATCGTTCTCACCCTTCATAAACGTGTAAGCCTCAATCAGAGAGCCGTACAAGAGGGCAACAGAGGCGTTTATGCTTAACCAAGTCGTTCCAGAGTCTCCTGCACCAGTCAGACTAGCTGGGCGATAGAAGTAATGAAGCTCTACTGGATAAGCCACGTTTGGAGTTGGTGCTAATATAAAGTGCGTTATGTCATATTGGGCGTAGTAGCGTGGTGCTCCAACTGTGGCCTCGTTAGGGTTAAAAGACTGAACAAAGTTTACATCTTTAAACAAAACAAACTCTTTTACACTGCTGTTAGTGTAAGAAAGACTGAATGGAGCTAAAAAATCGCTAGGAAGCGTAAGAAACTTGGAGTTTACGGCGTCTGCTGAGTACGGAGTGAGAACACCAGTTTGGTTTTTTCTAAAAACATCAAGTTGAGAAATCTTTAGTATTCGCTCTTCTGCGTTTTTAATGAAAATATCAAGACTATTCACAAAGGTTGTCTCTGTGTTTTCAGTATAATTCTGAATAGCTGTTTTTAATTCTGCATATGTAAAGCTCATGATTCTGTCACCGTAACGCTACCAACTGATCCAGTTGCGACTAAGTTATTAGGCGTTAAACCAAAGTCAAATTTAAGACCTACAGGATTAAACCCATATTGGATATTCCTTTGCTCAGACAAATTCTGTTCTGGGCGTGGGTTTCTAAGGGATTGTGCATCAGGAACTGCTCTTAAAGGCTCAAGTTGCGGTTCTTTCCTCTCCCACTCGTCTTTTCCGACTAAAAGGCCGTTCCACTCTTTTCTCATGTCTCTTAGGCGATAACGGAACCCTGAACGATCAGATATGCCGTATGCAAATTTGCCTGTG